TCTTCAGAGTGTCGCAGACAATGATCTTGCCCTCGGCCTGACCTTCAATCCGAATCATATCGAGCAAATGAAGTGCGTCATTGGTGGTGCGGAGCATCGGATCTCCTGAATTAGCCAAGGTAATCATGGTCATACCGTACTTTTGGCCCATCTTGGCCTTCTGGAGTACGCCTCTGGCTCCGTCATCCTCGTTGAAATAGATGACATCAGAGCCTCGGATAAGGTTTTTGGTGATGGACTGAAATAGACTACCTAGAATCCAAACAGTCTTGCCCGCCCCAGATGGTGCGTAAACCAGCGTAACAGTGCCGGTCGTGACCATGTTCGGGATAACCTCGCGCTCCTTGGCGATGCGCTCTTCTAGCTCCTGAATGCGATGGTTAGTCGCGGCCTGATGAAGTCGGGCCAGAGAGCTAATAATCGGCCTGACGTTCGTCTCTGCCTCCGTTCCTGATCGAAGTTGTTGTGACATCTCCTGATATAACTCCTCGTCTGATTTTGAATATACCGCCTTGATCTTTTCGTCTAACTCATCTTCCGTCTTATCCACGGTACGCGTCCTCCTCAACAATCTTGTATCGCTTCGGAGAAAAGTCCTTCAACAGCGTTACGCGGCGATCTAATTTGTTCGGATCCATATCTTTTAATTTTTCCCCCCGTCTGACGGCGCCGTGGTAACACAAGCACCAATACATCATGTAATCCAGCTCATCGGTTGACCACGTTCTTTTTATCCAGCGGTCGTCTTTTTCCGTCCACATCCCCCGTGCCTTCAAAGCATCCAGCACCTCTTCCTGAGAGCACCCGGAGAAGCAGTAGACAAGGATCTTGTCGCTGGCCTCGGTGATAGACAGGCTCGGGCTGTTATCGTCGTGGGCTGGGCAGCAAGCTACATATTCATTGGCCTTCACCCGCTTGAACTTATCTAGGTTTGAGAGTTTGTTGATTGTCTCTGCCGGGCTTTCCCGGTTACTACCACCCCTGAATGACCCTTGTTTGAAGTCGGGCACAAGCATCTCCTCTTTGTGTTGATGGAACCGAGCACTTTGATTCAGCACGGAATCGTTGTCAATAACATTGCAAGGTTTTTTATTCTTTTAAAGTGTTGCAGACATTGTTGTATGGTAGTAACCTGATAATGGGTAAACAAAGGAGTGCCAAACTATGGCAAACAAAGACAGGGGTGAAGTTAATATCCACGGCAAAATCTACCTCACGGTAGCGAGAAGGATTGATGACTTTAGGGTTAGCGATTCCCATCAGGGCTGGTCGATTGAGACTGACCTAGTTGCAGCAGAAGATTCCATCGTCGTAATGCGGGCCACCATTAAGGACTCTGAGGGCCGCGTCAGGGCTACTGGCTACGCTGAAGAGAACCGAGCATACGGCAAGATCAACAAAACCTCAGCACTTGAGAACGCTGAAACCTCGGCGGTCGGCAGGGCGCTTGCGTTCTTGGGCCTTGGCGGCAGTGAGATAGCCAGCGCAGATGAAGTGTCGAACGCGATCGCTCATGGCTCTGCGAAGGATGCGATGGAGCCTATCCTCAAGCATAACGAAGCGGTTAGGGAGAACCTCGACTCTGTGGCGTATATCAAGATGAACATCGCCAGCGGGGATGCCCATGCCGTAGCTGAGGCGTGGGATGAAATCGACAACACAATTAAGGAGGCACTATGGGTCGCCCCGAGCAAGGGCGGCATCTTTACGACCGAGGAGCGAGCGTTCCTCAAATCTGATGAGTTCTACCAAGCCAGAAAGGAGGCAGCATGAACACTGAAACTGAAAAAGACTTCGTGAACGGCATGATTATCAAGAAGCCACACGAAAACGCACCCGATTGGGTAAAAGCCAAGATGTCCATCAAGTTAGATGAATTCAAGGCGTGGATCGGTAGTGCTGTAAAGGCCGATCCTAGCGCTGAGTGGATTAACATCGACATCAAAGAATCGCAAGGCGGTAAGTTGTACGCTGAGCGTGATACGTGGAAGCCTGAAGCTCAGGAAAAGGCGCCCGCTAAATCCGACCATGATGACATTCCGTGGTAAGGGGGAAAGATGAGAGATCCTGAATACATCTACTACCGAGAGCTATTTGATATTTTCAAGGCGTTCACCACGCCAAAGCTCAAGCGAACCCTAGAGGATCAGGGAATCCGTTACATGATGGACTCAAAAGGTAAGCCGTTTTGCCTGCGCTCATCAATTAATGGTCATTTGACTGGCGTCCCTGAGGCGCCCTCAGAAGCCCCAGAATGAACGATGATCGAGACCCGTGGTATGACGTACCTGAGTACGTCCTGCCCTTGTCGGTCGTTCTAGCGGTGTCTTTAGTGATATTCGCTATGGGTCAGGGAGAGGCTGGCTTAAGCTGGCCGTTCTGAATCAATCGGGAGGCAGCGATTCCGTCCACCGGGGCGCTGCCGACCGGCTCAAACAGGGCAGGAGTGCGGCCCTTGGACAATTCAATAATACTAATAAAAGTTGTTTGAAGTCTAATACTGTTCTTGCTTTTTCTTAAACACTTCAGGGCATCGGACTATTTCTAATGGCGGTTCATCGGCATCAGCCAAGCGAACCACGCTAAGATCACCCATAATCGCCATGTCCTCGCCAAATCTAAACGCCATCGACTCCGCTGCCTGTAGCGCAATCTTCGCATCGTCGGAAGAATACCCCTCCATTTGCCAAAATGGTCTTTTCACCGTACTGCCCCCATGAACTAACCGCATGAGTTTACGCCGCGAGCAGTAGCAAGAAAAGAGCCGCGATAATTATCACGGCCCCAATCGTCGCGGACGCTGCTATCAACAGATCGCCCGTTCTCTCGCTAAACATAATCACCCGCGCAAACGTCAGCGTTGCTGGCGTCCTCTTCGATTAAGTCCATGATGTAATCAAAGTTAATCAAAGGTGTGATGTTTACCGGCGCCTCAGCGCCTGCAATGCGCGTTGTAACCTTTTCAAGTTCAAAGGTTTGGGGTTCCGCGTCACCGTCACCCGCGTTGATGCGGTAGTGTATCTCCGCGTCAATCGTCGCCCAATCTGAATCAAGCTCGGTCGCGAACACATGAACGCGGTCATAAAGTGTTGAAATGCCCATGTCATTCTCCCCTTTTTGCTAGATCGTAAATAAAATCCAAGTGAATCAGGCCGCAATCTAAGCCAAACTCTAGCCCTCTGTAATGGCCTTCGTCGGCATGGTTTCCCGCCTCAATCGCCGCCTGTAGTTTTTTCAGCGCCTCCATGTGTTGCGCCTTCAAACGCTCGCGGCGCTCTGCAATCTCTGACACTAACGACAGATCAACTACCATTGTCGGCGCCCCCCAGAGATTCAATAATCATTGCAATATCACGGCGAGCCATAGCGATATCATCGGAACCGTTGCGGATCTTTGACAACCAGCGGTCGGCAGATGCCAGCCCGGCGATAGCTTCCCGCAGCCGAATAGCCGTCAATTGCTTTTGAGTTTCTTCGGATATAGGCGCTGGCTTGCGTTCCTCAATATATGGGAACATATCCCGCGCCACAGCGATTACTTCGGCCTCGTAGACCGAGTGAGTATCCCAACTGGTATCTAGGATCGCGTGATAAACCGCCTCCGCCTCTGATTTAGAGAGCCAAGGCGCACATTTGGTAACGTATTGCTGTGAATAAGCAGACATGGTTTTCTCCTGTTTTGTTGAAATGTGCCGACACAATGCCGACACTTGATAAAGGTTATCAAAAGTTTCAGCAGTTGAATAGCTCTTCAACAGCATCAGCCAGACCGATTTCGTCGGTAAAGCGTTCGATGTGCGAACTTCCCCACCAGTGGCCTTCGACAGTGTTATCGGTAGTGTTGACCCAGATATTCGGCCCGCCAAATGCCACCAGAATCCGCGCGCCTTTGATGGTGCGGTCATGATGTAGAATCCACTCAATATCTAGCGCATCATGCAGCCAATCAAAGCCTGACATTGGGCGCAGTTCCTCGCCGCATGAGCACTCGCCGGATTCTGTGTCTTCGTGGATAGCTTCGCACATCTCACAAAATGCAGACTCTGACTCTAGAGACTTAACAACAGCCAAAACATTAGACTTAACAGACATAATTTATTCCTCTTGTGCGTTTGATTTGCCGGTATTGGCGTCTAGAAAGCCCGCGCGGCGTCATCCGGTGCGGGCTGTGGGTTGGGGCCGCTTACGCGGCCTTGATAACGTGCTTCGATTTGGGGTATTGCGCTTGCATTTCCACAAGTCGCGCCTTTGCCTCTGCGAATGAGTCGCGATGCTGGGTGATGCGGTATCCGCTGTTGATTCCGTAGCTGATAGAGCCGTCATTCTCTAGTCGCGCTAGCTTGCTTTCGATGATGTATCCCATGGTGTTAAATCCTCTATTTGTGAGCGTTGTGGGGCCGCTTACGCGGCCTTGGTGTTTTCGTTCAACTTGATATGCACTTCGTGTGCACCGTTGGTAATTCCAAATTCCTCGTATAGCGCGGCCCAGTCAGACGCTTCTTTGCGTAGCCAGTAGAGCGCTTGGCTATGGTCGCCATCCTTGGTGCAGTCATCGCCCATAATTCTGTTGACTGCCGCTGAAGTCAGGAGCTTGTTGATTCGCTTTAGTTCGCTAGCTTTCATGGTGTTGTCCCTTGTTTGATGTCGGCGCATTAGTGCGTCCGATGGGATGATTATAAGGCCATACAACCTTTGCGTGTTATACCGATGTTTCATAAACATTGCCCTTTCTTATAACCTCAGCGCCATGGGCATTGATCCCATAATTGCCAGACTATCAAAGCCAATACGATTGCGCCGGGAATGATCCCGAACACCGTCACCGCTGCCATTGTCATTACGTCCATTTGTCTCTACCTGTTGATGGGTTCAGGTAGTAAACGATCGGCCGAGGGATTTATTACAAGCTGGGTTTATTTTGTTGGGGTATTGGTTGGCTTATTGGGTGCTTATCCGCCCCACACTTTCACCCGTACAGCATCCGCCACGCATCCGCATTTGTTCGGCCGTAAGTCCGCGATTGGCTGGCAAATTGACCCCCCCGGCCCCGCGATCGCGCGTAACGATGGCGGCAGTTGCCCCCCAGACACAAAAAAAGCCGAAATTAGATATCTGTTACCTCTTGTAACACCAGTAACAATAAGTGTTACCATGTTACGAACGGTAACAATCTAAGTAACAGCTAAGAGCAGAGGAGGGGTTATGAAATTTGTAAAGAAAATCGGTAAAGAATTTAAGTCCCGTGTGATGGATCTGACAGATGTTGAGGCAGCAATGACTGTTTTGGTGGTTGTTGTTCTGTTTGCAGTAGCCATTATCTTATAAGCCTTGATTTTCTAGTACAGTAATATAGGATAGGGAGGGAAAGGCGGGCTTAATAGGATGCTAACAAGCATCTAATAGCCCGTTTCAACTTTACGGAGATCCAAAATGAAAGAGCATACTGTTGAATATCGTTCGATTGACTACTACTCAATGTGCGAGAAGTCCAAAGAGAAGGTCAAGGCCATGCAGGATGCTGGTATGTCTACCATCTACGATGCCAAGGCTACGCCTGAAGAGACTGAACTGCCTAAGATGGGTGGTTACTCTGTCATTATGATGGGAAAGTAATGCCTGACGGCGGTGTTCTGGAGGAGATCGCAGAGCATCTGGCTGATATAGCAGAAACTTTGCGTAAGTTGTTAGACTTAGCTGAAGATTCAAACTCGGAAGTAGATGATGTCGAATGACGAAGAGCCTAAAGTCAGAACTCAGGCTTCAGGCAGACCCACCAGAAAAGATATAGCCAAGAACTCGAAGGGCGGTCGCAATAAAGTGGGCCGTCCCAAGGGTGATGCGGCGATTATCAATGAGTACAAAGCCCGTATGTTGGCCTCACCCAAGTCTAGGCGGGTGATGGACACCATATTTGCGGCAGCAATGGATGATGACCACAAGAATCAGGCCGCTGCATGGAAGCTGGTGATGGATAGAATCTTACCAGTAGCCGCATTTGAAAAGGATATTGTCCAAAATGGCGGCAAATCTGCAATTCAAATCAATATTACGGGTGTTGGTGCAGCAGAAGTCACCCAACCTCAAGAATCCAGTGTAATTGACGGGGAATCCGGTGAAGTACTTTAGGATTGAGGAGTTTGATTGCCAAGAAACTGGCAACAACCGCATGAATCCTGAGTTTCTGGAAAAGGTAGACGAACTCCGTAAGCTATGCGGCTTTCCGCTAGTTGTCACCTCGGGATACCGCGACCCTAATCACTCAATCGAAATTGCAAAATCCCAACCCGGAACGCACGCACAAGGCATCGCCGCTGATCTCAGAGTTGAAGACGCCCACCATCGCTACATCCTATTAACTACTGCTTTTAATATGGGATTTTCTGGCATTGGCGTTGCTAAAACCTTCATTCATGTTGATACTCGGGACTCTTTGCCCCTTGTCTGGACTTACTAATGCTATACACCAAGCACGTTCAGCTAACAGACGCGACAGAAACTACGTTGTTTACTGTGCCTACGGGCTTTCATGCGATTGTCTACTACGTTTTCATAGCTAACCACGCAGGAAGTACAAAAACAGCCTCTCTACATTTCCACAATGCAGGTGGAGCTAACAGAGTAGATATTTACGATGACGAAAGCGTAGGTAGCGGTAACAGGCTAACCTTAGATGCAGGTGGTGGCCCTATGTTTGTCCTCCACGAAGGTGAAGTAGTCAAGGTTCAGACAGAAGCATCCTCCGATATGGAGTTTGTAGTTACCATTGACTTAATGGAAGTACCACCAGCACTTGTAAACTTTGTTTAATCACTAGGAGTATTTCAAATGAAGAGTGTTTTTTTCGCAGTAATCGGCTTGTTTTCTTTAGGTGCAGTTGCACAAACCTATATTGACTATGACGATGGCTCCACTTACACCCTGAAAGAAGGTGAAAGAATCTATATTACGCCTGCTGATCTTTATATCAAAAACGCATATCAAGATGGCAGCATTCACTTTAAGCGAATGTACCCAAGCACGGAGCGTGATGCGTCCTCCGATCCTTTTGTAAGCGATCAACCTTCAGTGGGTTCGCATGAATGGTGTGAAGACTATGTTCCGTGGTCTGAAGGCCTGACGTTTGCCATGATTTCTTGGCAGAGATACTGCGATAGTAACGGCGATGGCGTTTATGACGAGAATGATGATCGCTGGGAAGGCTAAGTTTGACTGACCTAAACGTACAGCTGCTTGATTGGCAGCAGGGTGTTTTTTCTGATCCTACTCGTTTTAAGGTAGTAGCGGCTGGGCGGCGGACAGGGAAGTCCCGCTTAGCGGCATGGATGCTAATTATTAATGGCTTGCAGGCAGATAAAGGTCATGTGTTCTATGTAGCCCCAACTCAGGGGCAGGCTCGCGATATTATGTGGCAGACCCTTATGGAGTTGGGCCACCCTGTAATCGCGGGATCTCATATCAACAATCTTCAGATTAAGCTGGTAAACGGCGCTACCATTAGCCTTAAGGGCGCTGACAGACCAGAAACCATGCGCGGCGTGTCTTTAAGGTTTCTCGTTATGGACGAGTACGCCGATATGAAGCCCGATGTATGGGAACAGATTCTAAGACCGGCGCTGGCTGACCAAAAAGGCTCAGCGTTGTTCATCGGCACTCCGATGGGTAGAAACCACTTCTACGAACTTTATAAGTATGCGGAGTTAAACGACGATGAAACCTATAAGGCTTGGCATTTTACGAGTTATGACAACTCAATATTAGATGCTGGGGAAATAGATTTAGCAAAGAAGTCTATGTCGAGTTATGCCTTTAGGCAGGAGTTTATGGCGTCATTTGAAGCCAGAGGCTCCGAAATGTTCAAAGAAGATTGGATTCGTTTTGGTGACACACCG